AACCAACTGCATCTTTATGGAATGCCCATACTGAACGTACATCACCCGCTGCAACTGGTAAACCACCTTCAGCACGATCACCAAGTACATGGAATGTGAAACCTAAGAATGTATTGATTTCGCCTTGTACTAAAGCTTTGATTGTGTTGAAGTCAGAAGATGTTACTGAGTTTTCTGATAATAGTGATGCTAAGTTATTAGCGTGTAAAACAATGTGACGGTCCTGTGGAGGAACGTTACCTTTGTCTAATAGTTTTTTAGCTTCACGTAATTTTGCTACGTTTAAGTTTGTATCTGCACCACCAATGCTTGTAGCAACACTGAGTGATGTTCCAGATGCATTTAATGCATCAAGAATAAGTTGGTCTTGACGACGACCGATTGCATTAGCAACTACTTGTACTAATTCTTGTCTTTCATCAAAGTTAACTTTTTGTTGCATGAAGATGTCAGAATATTCTGCTGCATTCCAATCTTCCATTGTTGCTGTTACTTGTGAGAAATCCACATTTAACGGTGTTACGTCTGTTTGTGGAATACGTAATGTTGCTACGCCTTTACCCACTTTAGGGAATTTTGCTGTTGAACCCTCAACGCCACGTCTTTGTCTTACGGCACCAACTAATTCAGCTTTCGCTTGGTAAGCCTGTTTAACTTCGGCATCAAATAGGGTAACAAAAGCATTAGATAATCCAATAGCCATTATTGACTCCTTTAGAAATTAATAAAATAAATTAATCGCTGTGGTGTGCCAGAGATGTCTGGGCCGTGCTTGCTATTTACGATAGCCAGTCGACAAGAGTACTTGCGTTTAAGGGTTACATGAATATGTAATAGGCCTCATCCCCGATTCTATACGAGAATGAAGCCTATTGTCAAGCGATTTTTAGCCAAAATTTTGAGCAAATGCTCTTTCGACTTTTTGACGGTAGGATGGATCTGTATTGTATCTAGGATCTGCTACCATTTGATATAACTCATCTTTGGATGGTGCGCCTTCTACTGGAGTTGATTCAATAGGAACGCGACCTTCATAGGATGCTCGAAGCTTTTCTAATGCAGCAATACCTTTTGCAGTACCGCCCATGACTTTAAACTCTTCAAAGGCATCTTGACCCCAAACACCTTTTTGAACTAAACCAGATGCCCATTTGACAATGCCGTTAATTCTAGCATCAGCATTAGGACCTAGGGCTTTACGTTCTTGTTCTAGATTAACTGTTTCTTGTTCAACATTCACCAATCCCATTTCAGCAACTTGACTCACTAAGTCGTCTAATGCAGCTTGACTGACTTGGTATTCTTGCGCCCAGTTCATTACATGTAATCTTACTGGATCATCTTCAGGAATACCTTTGAATGCTGATGTATCGTACTTACCATCGGCTGGTGCTTTATGTTTACCTTGAGAGATTTGTTTACGCAAATCCATCCATGATTTAGCAATACCTTCAAGATCTGGGGCGTTGTCATCGCCTTTCCAGAAATTTTCAGGCCACCAATCAGGACGTTCTAGTGGTTCATCATCATCTTCAGATTCAGTTGCAAATTCTTCTTTTGCTTTTAATTCTTCAGGATCACGATGATCTATTTCTACTTTTTGTGGATTCTCAGCATTAGCTTCTTCGACTTCTGGAGTTGCTCCATCGAGTAGGCCAGTGCTTTCTTGTTCCACACTAGGCTCGAGTGTTTCTTCCATTACATTTTCCTTGCTCTAATTAGCCTTGCTTCTAAATCCTTCACTATTGAATTTTGTCCTTCACGGTAAAATGCGTAGCTTGGATCGCTACCTGGCAAGGCAACAGGTTGCTCAACGACTGCATCACGCAGCCATTTCATTAACTTCTCCCCGTCCTCACCCCCTAGGACTCTTAAACAAAGACGATCTAATTCGTCTCGCTTTTGTAAACCATCACCTTTTTCTAAAGGTAATGCTTCTTGTAAATCTTCCCATCCAGCCATTATTGTCCTTGTGTTTGTTGCATCATGGCCATTTCTTGTTGCTGTGCCATCTGTGCCATTTGTGCTGCTTGTTCTTTCATGACTGCACGCTCAGTTGGTGTTGGTCTTAATCGCTGTGGAACACCAAGCTTCTCTGCAATGTAATCCATCATTTCATCTATCTTAATACTCATTGCGCCTTCTGGACCAGCACCTTGTGCAATCTGTGCATACTGTAATATGTTTTGTACATCATCCATATTCTGTGCCATAGCTAATGGAGCCACTGGTGCAATCTTAACTTCTAATCCATTTACTTTTAATGGTAGGTTAATGATACCACGGTCATCCATCACTTGTAGCATTTTAGAGACTAACGGAATCATTGTTTCATTAATGAGTCGACCAAATGCAGAACCTAAGTTTTGTGACAGCTCTTTCATTCTTTCAACAACTTCTGTCGCTGATCGAGCTGACATGTTATCTGGTGGTAATGATTCATCAAGTAAGATACGTTTAATGTTCATACGTAGATCATTCATCACGATATTAGATACGTTGAAGTCACCGGCACGTGGTAATGGTCTTAATGATTCACCTTGTGGACCACCGTTACGTGCTACAGGAATAATTGCACCTGGCATAATCTTCACTGTGTTAGGATTCAAAACACCGTCATCTGCTGCTGTATACACTCCAGAGATAGAGAGTGATGCATTCTTTAATACCAGTTCTAATGTTTTATTTAATGTTTTAATATCAGGTAATGCAGTAATCAATGGACCGCGACCATAGATCTCACCCGCTACTTTTGCATAACGTGATACAACCCATGGGCTATATGCCATACGTCTATATACAAGTTCTGCTTTAGATTCTTTGTGAATCAGATGGTAACAATAATCACCACGTTTCTGATCAAACACAGTTGCCTCAATCAGCTCTACATCATCAGTGGGTTTGTCATCAATCTTTTTCTGTAAGTCACCTTCAATCTTAGCATCAGGCCATTGACGTTGTATTGCTTCACCCTTCATGCGTATACGTCTATAGACATTATCGACTTGACCATTGGCACCTTCTTCCAAAGATACTAAGTATTGTGGCACCGGAATAAAGTTTACTGGAGTAATATCATCTCCAGGTTGAACCATCATAACTGCCGTACCTACAGATAAGTCAAGCAAGAACTCACCAATCGCTACATCAAAGTTAGATTGTTTTAATGTATCAAATAGTTTATCGTTGTACATATCTAATGCAGCTTGTGCATCAGCTTGTCTATCTTGAGGAATGTCTGATCCTGGTTCTAGTCTGCACCATTTACGTTGTGGAGGAAAGATACCTGATTGCATACGGTTAGCAAAACGCTGTGTAGAGTTAATTGCAGTAGAATCAAACACGCGGTTCATCTTTTTAGTACCGCCTACTTTACCATCGTAATGACCGTCATATAAGTTACGTTGAGGTAACGCAAACTCATAAGCCTCTTCATACAAGTTTCTAAAGTTTTCTTTTCTTGTTAATGCTTTGTCATGTCTCTTTAAAACATCCTCTGCACTTAATCTCATCATATCAACCATAGTTATGCCTTTTTATTTTTGTTAGCAAATGCTCTTGCTTGTGTTTTGTCTTTAAATCCCCACTTCTCCAATGCAAGTTTTAATCGAGTTGGTCTACCTTTCTCATCTCTTAACGGGCCATCCATCCCACTAAAGCGTGCAGCAAAACTGACACGACGACCATCAGTCCCAGATTTTTGTGGTGGCTTAAGATCTCCACCATCTTTGTTTTCAAAATGTTTACGTCCTTTTTCATTAAGTCCACCTGTAGGGTTTTGATATTTTTTAGCAACCATTATTCAGTCCAACTTAATATAATTTCCATTGCATGAGCGTTATTGTTTCCGTCTGCATTTGTTAATCTAAATAGGTAAGTGGTTAGTCCTTTAAGTATAATGTTGTTACCACCGACTTGATTTCCTCCACCTTTTTTACCTACACCCGCGGTTAATATTTCTTGCAACACCACAGTACCTAAACTATTTACTGTTGGATTAGCTAGTGCTACCCCCGTACTACTAATTGTGCTAGCACGATTACGATTGATAATAGGTAATGATGTACCGCCTGTTACACTAGCACCTTCATATAAATAACCCACTGCATTTCCATTAGATAAGCCAGTAATAGTAAATACAGGATCAATACCTTGAGGAAAAGCAATTGCTATATCAATACTAGCACCATCTATAACTGGGCTAGCAAAGTCAGCGACTAAACCTGTGCTAAACGCTTGGCCTTCAATTAAACGAACTTGTTCAACATCACGTACCGGATATGCGCCTTTATATCTTTCCATCTATTTTTTCTTTTTTGGGAAACCAGCAACCATATTCTTATACGCATTAGGAGAAATAGTAGAATCTTCTTTAGATCTGCTAATGCCTTTTTTCTTACGCTCATTCATATTGTGATATAATCCTTTAGGTTTCATTTCTTTTTCCTCATAATTTTATTAACTGCGTCTTTTA